TGATCATCTGTCCAATGCTCATCAAAAGAAAAATACTTTCTACCTGCTTGTAATACCATTTTTTGCCAACTGTCTGTATATTTTTTCTTAGCAAAGACCATATAATTGTATAAAAATCTATCTCTACCATCTGTAAACGTCATAATTTCTTTAGTTAATTTTTGTAAACATGGTGGTCCATCTTCGAATTCTTCTCCACCGCCTTTTAATTCTGAATAAATTATATCTTCTTTTATTTTTTTAAAATTTTTTGGATCTACTAAATTTAATCCAACTGTTTGTACAAATTTTTCAAATGGCATTTGACTACCATCTATATCTAATGCTTTTCTATCATCACCATTGTAAGGTAAATTTATAAAGTTACCATTAGATACAGTTCCATCAGTTGATATTAGTTGTGTTTGTTTTGGAAATATTTCTGTTGCATGTGGTAGTTTAAATGCAACTAATAAGTCTTCTAAAAAACTTCTTATCTCTTTTGCTTTGACCCACCGAGTAGTGAATACATATAAATGTAATCCACCACTCTTTGATAATACAGGGACTATGGGTAGGTCTTTATCTTGGATGACATCAAGATAAAATTTTTTATCTATTGGATATTTATCCACATCAATTGCACCAAACCTTGCCATACCTTCATCAGTACAAGGTTGAATACCTATTGATTTAATTCCTTCTATGTGTTCTTTATAATCTTCATTAGTTACAGGTATCTTAGCCCATTCATGTTTCCATTTTTTCTTACCTGTTACTTCGTCAATGTATCCATCATCAACTTTACAGACACCATAACTTCTTTGTAATCCTGTAAAATATTCTATGTATTCTTTCATATGTCATCCTGTTTTAATTTTTAAAGGCGCCTCCAGTCTCCCTTCAGCGCCTTCTCTCGCAAGTGTTCCCTAGGGAATTATATAATCTCTTCAGATTTTGTTTCTTGAACTTTCTCATATTTAGGTTTGTTTAAACCTGATGATACTTGTTTATGAAACTCTTGACCCATTTGATACAAAGATGCATCTTTTTGATCAGAAATGTCTAACATTCTAACCAATGATGGTTTGTATATATGCCAAGTTTTATCGCCCGCACTTTTTTCAGCTGTTTGTAATTTAAACATTGCAGAATATGCCGCTGGTTGAAAAGATCCTTTTTCATCTGTCATTGACAAATTAGAAATAAGATCGTTAAGTTTTCTAGCAGGTGTAAGATTAGATGATCTCATTGTGATCACTGCTTTTCTTGGCGCACCATTTATCATTACAATAATGTAAAAGTACATAGTTTTTTCAAGATAGTTACCATTCTGTAATCTATATTTTATACCACGCATTTCTTCTTTTGCATTAGCAGGTGGAGTTAAATGTGTTCCAACCGGTGCTGACGGACTGTCTCCCATTTCTTGCCACTCTGGATATCTAGTCTGTGTATGTGCTACAATAACTTCAATACCTTTTTCACCGTCCATAGGTTGTCCGAAACTGTTGGAATATAACATTCCAGGATCAGCTCCTTCAACATGTTTAGCACTTCTTGTATTACACTCCGGTGATAGTTGATGTAAGATTTTTAGAATCGGTGTTGATACGTCATCTGATTTAATCTCTTCTGCACCTTTACCTGAATCGGCTCTTAGGTTCAAAGAGGATAGCGCACCTGCACTATTTTTTTTAACGACTTGTTTGTCCATACTATATCTCCTTATTAGTTTAGTATTTTATTAGTTTATTTTTTATTAGTTATGCTCGTACTTATTTTTTCATACGAACTAAACAGATCAGTAGGAATTTCAAAATTTTTACTTTTTAAATCCGACATTACTGCTGAGAGTCGAGCGTGGTGAACCTTCTCGTCTTGAGTTGGTTCATAGCCACGCTCCCTCGCAAGGCCAGCATATTCGACAGCCTTGTTATCTTCGCCTTGACCAAATGATACTACGATATTATTATCTACAATATCACCTAAGCCATTGTCTCGAAGCCATTTAATTGCTTCAGCTTTTTTATCAGCTATTATTGAAGCAAAAAACCTATTTTTAACTGACAGTTCAGAACCATCTTTTAGTTTCAAGGTTTTTAAATTTTGTTTATTCATTATTTCTGGAATAACAAACTCACTAATATATTTTTCTTGTGATTTTAGTTCTTTTAATTTTATGTCTACTGCTAATATCTGCGAACCAATAGATTTAAATTGTTCTATCGCTTCTGATAATTCATTAACATCAACTTTATCAGTTTGATCTGGTGCATCTTTTCTTAAATTTATATCCATAATATTTCCTTTCATAAAAGGTATATAGGATTTTTATATCCAAATGTCAATACTAGTTTTGAAAAATATTTATCTCGATTGGATAATAAGTTTTTTCTTGTCTGTCCCATTTTAACAATTTATATTTCCCGTTTGTCATATCAGAAACAATAGAACATGTCACTCCAATAATTGCAGGATCACCGGATAATAATAAATAATCATCTGTTGTAAAATTTTTTAATTTATCTCTTATTTGAAAAATTAATGGTCCAGGTGAAAAAATCATTTGTGCTTTTGCAGGAAGCATAACCGTAATTTCGCCATATTTTTGTGCACCCATTACATTATATTTTGGCTGACCTGTTTCTCTATCTGTAGGAATATCTTGAACTAAATATACTTTAGAATTATTCTTAGTTAGGTATTCAGTCATATCATTGTATTCTTTTATTTTCATTATTGACTTTTATCCTTTTGTACATTATATAACAAATTAGAAAGAAAAAGCAAATTATGAACTATAAATTTAAAACTAAGCCGTATGGCCATCAATTAGATGCATTAAACGCATCTTGGGATAAAGAAAATTTTGCGTACTTTATGGAAATGGGTACAGGTAAATCTAAAGTATTATTAGATAATGCAGCCGTCCTTTACGACAAAGGTGAAATAAACGCGTTGTTATTAATTGCACCAAAAGGTGTGTATAAAAACTGGTTTGACTCTGAAATACCTGTTCACTTACCAGATCACGTTAATAAAAAAATTGTACTTTGGAAAACATCAGATAAATCTATTAAACAAATTAAAAAATTAAATACTTTGTTTGAACCAGGTGCTGATCTTCGTATCTTAATTATGAATGTAGAGTCTTTTTCATCTGGTAATGGATCAGAATTTGCATATAAATTTTTATCAGCACATCCTAAATCAATGGTTGCTATTGATGAGTCTACTACTATTAAAACACCTACATCTAATAGGACTAAAAACATATTAAAACTAAGTGATCATTGTAAATATAGAAGAATACTCACAGGTTCTCCTGTAACAAAGTCACCATTAGATTTATATAGTCAATGCCAGTTTCTTGACCCCTGGCTCCTGGATCATCAATCTTATTACACATTTAAAGCTAGGTATTCTATCTGTAAAAAAATTCAAGTTAATGGTCGTCAAGTAGAAATAGTTGTAGGCTACAGAAATCTTGGTGAGTTATCAGATAAAATAAAACCTTTTTCTAAAAGAATATTAAAAGATGATTGTTTAGACCTACCTGAAAAAAGTTATGTCAAGCATTATGTTGAGCTTACAAAAGAGCAGAAAAAAGTATATGAGCAAATGAAAAAAGAAGCAATAGCTTTTTTAGATGGTAAGATGCAATCATCAGCTACTGTTATGACTCAATTAATGAGATTACATCAAATTACTTGTGGACATTTTACTGCAGATGATGGTACGATAAAAGATTTACCTTGTAGTAGGCTTGCTGAACTAATGAACATACTTGAAAATGTTGAAGGTAAAACTATTATATGGTCTCACTATACACATGATGTAAGAAGAATAATCAAAGAAATTAAAAGAGTATATGGTGATGAATCTGTTGTAGATTATTATGGTGCAACAGATACAGATGCTAGATCAAACAATATAAAAAAATTTCAAACAGATGACAAGTGTAGATTTTTTGTAGGTACTACTCATACAGGTGGTTATGGTATTACATTAACTGCTGGAAGTAATATGATTTACTTTTCAAATGGTTATGATTTAGAAAAACGTCAACAATCAGAAGCACGTATTGATCGTATAGGTCAAACACAAAAAATGACTTACATTGATATTATGAGTCAAGACACTATTGATGAAAGAATCGTAAAAGCTTTACGTAACAAAGTTAATATTGCAAATAAAATAATGGATGAAGATTTGAAAGAATGGATATAGTGATCATAGTCCCCACTATAATCAATCCCGGCAGCTAAGTGCCAACCTCCCAAAAAAAACTACAGTTTTT